AAAGAAAAAAGCATAATGAGAAAAGGATTATACGCTAACATCCACGCTAAAAGAAAGCGTGGTGGTAAAATGAGAAAGAAAGGTGCTAAAGGTGCACCAACTGCTGCACAATTTAAACGTGCAGCAATGACAGTTAAGAAAAAATAATGGTAGCAAAAAAATATCAGAACCCGTCAGGTGGATTAAATGAAGCAGGTAGAAAGTATTTTAAAAGAACTACTGGTGCTAATTTAAAAAGACCTAGTAAAAAAGTTGGTAATAAAAGACGTGCTAGTTTTTGTGCTAGAATGAAAGGTATGAAAAAGAAACTTACATCTGCTAAGACAGCAAGAGATCCTAACTCAAGAATTAATAAAGCACTTAGAGCATGGAATTGTTAGATGGTAGCACCTGTTCTTATACAGCCTATACTTACAACAGCAGGTAGATTTGGTACATCTTATTTACTAAAAAAATTTTTTGAGTTTGGTAAAGATAAATTTACCTCACAGTATGGCACTAGTGCATTAGATTCTATTCTAATGTTAGATGATAATACGGTTAATCAAGAGTTTGAATTATATAAGAATGAAACTAAAGATGATGAGAAAGAAACATTACCTGTTACCACACAAGAAGGTGAGTTTAAAGATCCAGAACAGGAACCACCTAAAGATCCAAACATAAATCCAGAGATACTCGCAGAGGGTGCATTAGAAGTAACAGAGCAATTATCAAAACAAAGTGATGTAAAAGAACAAACAGAAAAAGCATTACAGCCTAAAGTAGAGTACGGTGCACTATCAGAGTCAGAAAAACAAACAGCAAAAGCCCTTATGGGGGAAAAGCCAGAGTTCTATTCTCGTGTTGTTAAATCTATTGAAGATGCTAAACCAAATAAACTTACTAAGAATAAATGGAAAAGTTTTATTCAAAGTGATAAACAAGAACTTAAATTTTTAGGTTTAGATAAATACTTGCAGGGTAATGAATCTATAACTAAACAGGAGTTATTAGATTTTGTAGAACAAAAAAATATTGCAAATAAACTAAAGATAGTTAAAGTGCCTACAGAAGATCAGTATGATTTTACACAGTTTTCATTAGGGGGTGCAAGTAGTGCTAGAGCTACTAGAATGTTATCAGTTGATCAAGAAACACCTGATTTAGAAGGATACAAATCAAGTGTAAGACAATATGTTTTTCAAGTAGATGGACCTGCACAATGGTCAGCTGACCCAAATCACTTTCCTGATAAATATGCAAAAAATGCCATAGCACATGCTAGAGCGCAGATAGGGTATTTTGATCCTGATGCTGTAGAAAAAAGATTAAATAAACAAATAACAGATTCACCTCTTGGAAAAAAATTAAATATTGAAGATAAAACTTTATTAAATGCATCTAAAAAATTAAAAGATACTTTTATTATAGATGAAATACAATCTGATATAATACAAAAAATACAGAGAAGAGGGACTATTGAAGATTATGATATTGTTAGTAGTAAAAATATTATAGAATATTTAGATAAAAATAATATAAAATATAAAAAATATTCTGATACTACACAGCCAGGCGTTGATGTTGTAGAATTAAAATCAACAGTGCCAGGTTCTGAAAGTAGAACAATACCTATAAATTTAGATAATAGATTTGAGATATTCACTAAAGATGGTAGGCATGGTGATTCTGGTCTTAATATAAAAAATATTGAAGAGGCAAACAATTATTTTCAAAGAACGTTAGGTATTCCATCGGGTTTACCAATAATTGAATCTAAAAAATATGTAGAACTTGTTTTAAATTCTATGATAAAAGAAGCAACTAATCTTGGTTTAGATAGCATAGGTATAACTAATGGTCAAATACAGTATGATAGATATGATGGCCAAAGAGAAGATAAGAAAGAAGGTTTAAAAAAATTTTATGATGAAACTGTATTTGCACAATTTAAAAAAATTGCAGATAAATATAATGTAGAATTAGAAACAATTACATTACCTTATACACAATATTTAAAAGAATTTGAAGATATAGGTTTAAATGAGCCTACAGAAGAATCAGATGCTCAAGCAATATCTAGTAGAATAGTTAGATCAATGGATAATGGGTTTGTTATTCGTAAAATTAATTATGGTTTATTGGCTAGCACAATAGAAGATTTAGTTAGAGGTAGATTTGAAGATCCTGAAAGAGCAAATAATCCTAACGCAACATTACCAGATTATACATCTATATTTACTGATGCTGGTAACGCACAAGGCGGTGACGTATTAGATATTTTAATTGATGACAATCCAGATATAGATAATGAAAAAAGTTATTATATGTGGGTAAAACCTAATAGTCCCATAGATAAAGCATTACAAAGAAGTGAACAATTTTCTTCTTTATCTGGGGTGTGGGATATTAATGATATTGATTTACAAATGCCTATATCATTAGTTAAACCTAGTATAGCTGATACAGATATAAGTAATTACTCATCTTATATGAGTGAATACTTTAAAAATAAAGAGGATTTTAATATTAGGTATAATCATGAAATTATTAAAATGAAATTACCTAAAAAATTACAAAAAGATATATTAAGTAAACCCATAAAACTAGCACAACTAGAAAAACAAACTAATAGATTATTGGCATAAAAAAGGGGAGCCATAAAGACTCCCCCCAGCGAGCAACAACAAGACACACAGAGAATTTACTCTGGGTGTCTTTTT